AGAGCTGCTGGTAGTAGGGGTGATGGGTATATTTGGAAGTATCTTTATACAGTTAGACCAAGTGAAGCAATAAAATTTGATTCAACTGATTATATTCCTGTTCCTGATGACTGGTTTACTAGTGCAACATATACTCCCATAAGAGAGAATGCAGATGCTAGTGGTCAAATTAAAATTTGTACTATTACAAATAGAGGAGTTGGTTTAGGAACTGCTAATATTACATACACAAATGTCCCTATCATGGGAGATGGTCAAGGTGGTAAAGCAACTATTGTTGTTAATAATGATTCAAAGGTAGAAACAGTAACAGTTTCAGATGGTGGATCTGGGTACACTTTTGGTAGTGTTGACTTAGCAGCAGGTGGAGTTCCTTTGGGGAGCACTACACCTACATTTAATGTAATCATTCCTCCACCAGGTGGACATGGGAAAGATATATATCTAGAACTAGGTGCATTAAATGCTTTAGCATATGCTCGTTTTGAAAATGATTCAGAAAACCCAGACTTTGTTACAGGACAACAGTTCTCAAGAGTTGGTATTCTAAAGAATCCTCAAGCAGAAGGATCTGATCAATTATTAATTTCAGATAAAGCAAGTGCTGTATATGCATTGAGATTGACAGGTGCTGGTTATAGTTCAGCAGTTTTCAATCCTGATGATTTTATTACTCAAACAGTTGGTATTGGGTCTACTGCTGTAGGAAGAGTAATATCATATGATCAAGTTACTGGTGTTCTAAAATATTGGCAAGATAGGACAACTGCTGGATTTACATCTGCTGGACTTGCTGAACCTAATCCAATATATGGTTTTAGGATGAACAGATTTTCACACCTCATAGAGGCACCTGGCACTGCTACAGGTGGAAGTTATACCATTAATGGTGGTAGTGTAGCTGTTGGAATTGACACTGGATTCCAAGGTGTTTCAACAGTAATAAATAATAGGACATATTATTTGGGTCAAAATTTTGTTAGTGGTATTGCTCAACCAGAAATTAAAAAATATTCTGGTGAAGTGGTATATGTAGATAATAGACCTTCTATTACCAGATCTAAGTCCCAAAAGGAAGACCTAAAAATAATCTTGCAATTCTAAAAAATCATGCCTCAGGAAACTAATCTAAACGTTGCTCCTTATTTTGATGATTTTGAGCCGTCTAGTAATTATTATAAAGTATTATATAAACCTGGATTTCCTGTTCAGGCAAGAGAACTTACAACCATGCAATCTGTTCTTCAGAATCAGATTGAAGACATGGGTAATCACTTCTTTAAAGAAGGTGCTAAAGTAATACCTGGTGGTTCTCAATTTAAAGATCAGTTTTTTGGTGTACAAATAGATTCTGAGTTTTTAGGGGTTCCTGTTACATTATATTTGGATCAATTAGTAGGTAAAAGAATTGAAGGTGCTTCATCAGGTGTAACTGCACAGGTTGTAACATACATTACAGATGAGGAATCAGAAAGAGGTAATGTCACCTTATATGTTGCATACAGAGGAGCTGGTAGAAATAATGATATAAGTGAATTTTTAGATAATGAAGTTTTACAAACAGTTGAAGATATAAGTTTTGCAACTACTTTTATAGCTTCTGGAGAGGGATTTGCAAGCACTATATCATCTGAATCAACCTGTAGAGGAATGGCATTTAAAATGTCTGCAGGTGTTTATTACTTAAGAGGTTACTTTGTAGATGTTGATGATGAAATTCTAATATTAGATCAGTATAGTAATACTTCAAGTCACAGAATTGGATTTAAGGTAAGAGAGGATATTATATCTGCAGATATTGATCCATCTTTATCAGATAATGCTCAAGGATTTAATAATTTTACAGCACCAGGTGCTGATAGATTAAGAATTACTGCAACTTTAGCAAGAAAAGATATTGATGAACTTAATGATGAAAATTTTGTAGAACTCACTAGAGTTATAAATGGTGCTCTTGAAAAAGACACTGTTATAACAGAATATAATCACTTAGCAGATGAATTGGCAAAAAGAACATATGATGAATCTGGTAACTATTATTGTAAAGATTTTACAACAACAGTTAGAGAATGTTTAAATGATGGTACAGGAAATAGAGGACTTTATAATGATGGCCAAATAACAGATCAGGGAAATGAGCCAACTGATGACTTAATGGTATTTAAGGTTTCACCTGGTAAAGCGTATGTAAGAGGATATTATGTTGAATTATTACGTGCTACTAATTTTGATGTTATTAAACCTAGATCAGTAAAGACACTCAAAGATGCATCTTTAAATTTTGGATTTGGTCCTTCATTTGAATTAAACAATGTCACAGGATCACCTACATTAGGATTTAATAATAGTAATACAATAAGTTTAAGAAGTGAAAGAGTTGGATCAGAAAAAAGACCATCTAGCACTCACATAGCAGGTCCAGCAACTGGTACAAATAGAGTTGTTGATGCAGGTCATGTTGGTGCTGCTGGTTCAGAGATTGGTGTTGCTAGATTGTATGATTTTGCCTTAGAATCAGGATCATATAATACTCAAAATCCTGCACCTAATCAGTGGGATATATCATTATGGGATTTGCAAATGTATTCATCATTTGTGCTCAATGAACCAATATCATTACCCATACCAACTTTTATAAAAGGACAATCAAGTGGTGCTACTGGTTTTCTTAGAACTGCAACAAGTAATAGCACTCAATTTACTGCTTATGATGTAAAAGGAACATTCTTTCCAGGTGAGAGATTATCATTTGATGGAGTTAATGATAATGATAGATTTGTTGTTGATATTCATAACTATGAGATATCTGATATAGCATCATTATATGGTAGTGTTGGTGTTAGCACCTTCACAGGAGATTTAATTCCTGGAAGTAATAGAGCTAGTACTAATTTTAGAGTAGATTTTGGTAATGCAACTGTTGGTGCAGCAGCATCAAATGCTACTTTTCCCAGTGGTTTTTCAGAAATAACTAGTGCAGGTGATACTTTTGCAGGAATAGTAACCACAGGTAATTTAATTAGATATAAAAGATCAGGAAAAACATTATCTACATTGAATAAAGTTATTGGTGTATCTGACACTACTTTAACTGTTGTTGGTGTCAATACTGTTACTGGTGTAAATGATGGTGGAATTCCTACATCTCAAGAAAATGTATCTAATCTACAATTAGTTGGTAGTGAAATTCAAAGAACTTTAGGATCAGGTAATAAATCAGATAATGAGAGTTTATATAGTGTTTTCCCTAAAGATAATGTTCAATATGTTGACCTAGTTAACTCTAATATTGTAATTAGAAGACAGTTTGATGTAACTATCACTAACTCTAAAACTAGTTTAGTTAACGCTGATGATAGAGAAGTATTTTTACCTTTTGATGAAGAGAGATATGTTTTAATAAACACTAATGGTACTACAATACCAATTGATTCTAGTAAGTTAAAATTAACAAATGCTAGTGTAACAGCACAGTTTGTAGGATTAAATGTTAGTAGTGGAAATGCTAAATTAATAGCAACATTACGTAAAAGTAATATAGTATCTAAAACAAAAATTAAAAAAGTATCTGAAAATGTTGATATTGTAAGATCTTCTGACTCATCTTCAGGAACTGGTGGTGATACTTTAAATGATGGATTAACTTTTGGTAATTTTCCATTTGGAACTAGAGTTCAAGATGATATAATTTCATTAAATGTTCCTGATGTTGTTAAAGTTTATGGTATTTTTGAATCAACTAATACAAATGATGCTGCATGTCCTAGTATAAACATGGGATCTATGGATGGTCCTAATTCAAATACAAGTGATTTAATTATAGGAGAAAGATTTGTAGGAGAATCAAGTGGAGCAGTTGGTGTATATTTAACTAGGAATAGTGATATTAGTATAGGTTTTGTATATCTAAACAACGCTACATTTGAACCTGAGGAGATAGTTAAGTTTAAAGATTCTAATGTTACTGCTCTTGTTACTTTAGTGGGTAGTGGATCTCCTAATATTACCAACAATTTTAAATTCAAAACAGGACAAAATGGTGCATTTTACGGAATATCTAACATCACTAGAAAAGCAGATATTGACCCACCATCTAGAAGATTAAAAGTTTATTATGCGAGAGGAACATATGATACTAATGATACAGGTGATATAACCACAGTTAACTCTTATGGTGCTTTTGATTATTCAAAAGAGATTACAAAAGTCAATGGAAATAGATTATCAGATTTGGTTGATGCAAGACCTGTGGTAGCTCCATATACTGTTGCAGCTGGAGCAAGATCACCATTTGAATTTTTTGGAAGAAACTTTGATGATAGTTCTAATAGTGGAGCAAGGCATAGTTCTAAAAATATCTTAGCATCAGATGAATCAATGTCTGTTGGATTTAATTATTATCTACCAAGAGCTGATAGACTTTATATTGATAAAACAGGAGCTTTACAAGTTGTTTATGGAACACCTGCAGATGATCCTAAATTGCCACCTGAAATAAATGGTGCAATGAATATTGCTAATGTTTTTTCACCTGCATATCTTTATAAGACTTCTCATGCAAAAGTAAAATTCATACAATATAAGAGATATCAGATGTCTGACATCTCTAAACTTGAGCAAAGAATTAAAAATTTAGAATATTATACTTCTTTAAACACTGTTGAATCTGATATAATGAATAAGTTTATACCTGATGGTAATGGACTTAATAGATTTAAATCTGGTATTTTTGTAGATAATTTTACAGATTTAAAACCTCAGGATACTACAGTTGGTGTTAGAAATAGTATAGACAAAAAAGAGGGTATATTAAGACCATCTCATTACTGTACTGCTATCAACATGCAAGTTGGTTCAAATGCTATTCAAGGAATAGGTAATGAATTAGAAACTGATAGTCAGTTTTCTGTCATAGCAGGTGATAATGTTAAGAGAACAGGTAAATTAATTACTTTAGATTATGATGAAGTTCAATGGATGTTCCAACCTTATGCTACCAGAGTAGAGAATGTAACTCCTTTCCTTGTTATGTTCTATAGAGGAAGTATTGAATTAGAACCAGATACTGATATTTGGATTGATGTAACAAAAATGAAACCCAATGATATTATGATGGAGGGTTCATTTGAGGGTGTAGCTGAAGCATTGAATGCTGAGATTACCACTTCTGCTGATGGTTCTAGAATGGGTGTATCAGCCGTTGAATGGAACTCTTGGGAAACAGTTGGTGTTAATATGGATCTTGGATTATCTAATAACCAACAAACACTTCAAAATACATCTGGAAACAAAAATAATAAAGCAGTTCAAGGTTTATTAGATGGTATCAATGTTGGTAATGAGCAAATATTAGATCCTAGTGATTCAATTGTAAATAACATCACTGCTAGTGGAGGTATCAGTCTTCAACAACAAAGATCAGGTACTCAGAAGACTGTTATTGAACAAATTGATACAGCATCTTTGGGTAGTAGAGTTGTAAGTAGAGATATAGTTCACTTCATGAGATCTAGAGATATACAATTTACAGCTAAATCTATGAAACCTTACAATAGATGTTATGCTTTCTTTGATGGAGTAGATGTAACTAGATTCTGTGTTCCTAAGTTGATTGAAATTGAAATGATAAGTGGAAAATTCAGAACTAATGAAGATGTTAGAGGTAGAATGCCTAGTAACAGTAAAAATAAAAAGAATAATAAACATGCAAATGCTTCTATAGACTTTAGAACAGCGTCACCAAAACATAAGTATGGTAGATTTAATCAACCCTCTGATACATACAAAAGAAGTCCTTATGATAAGGCAAACATACCAGGCACTTATAGTGGATCATCTAGAGTATTAAATGTGGATACATTTAGTTTATCATCTGATGATACTCCACAATATGATGGTTATATTGCCCCAGGAATGATACTTACTGGTAGAACCACTGGTGCTAGAGCAAGAGTTACTAATGTTAGATTAATACCTGATCAAAATGGTACATTAATAGGAACATTCCATGTTCCAGATTCTGCTGGTACTGCTAACCCAATTTTTGAAACAGGAACATCAACATTTAGATTAACTGGTAGTCCAACAAATAGTAAGATTAAAGGTACTTTTGATACTGCTGCTGAAGAAGCATTCTATTCTCAAGGTACTGTTGATGCAACTCAAGAGACAACTCTCTCAATGAGAAATGCTAAAGTTTTAACATCTAACTTCCAAGAAAATCAAACAATAGGTGGAGAATCACAGTCAAATACAATTCAAACAGTTAGTGGTTTTGATGTTATAACAAATGTAACTCAAGATATTACAGAAATAACAAATATCACAAATGAAATAACAAATGTTACTAATGTCACTAACGTAACTAACGTAACTAATGTTAGTAGAGTTACTCAAGTTATTAGACAACCTTGGGAATGGAATGATGATGACCCATTAGCACAAACATTTGCTGTTAATGATGAAACTGGAATATTTGTAACTTCATGTGACATATATTTCCAACAAAAAGATGATGAAATTCCTGTTGAGTTTCAACTTCGCACAACAAAATTAGGAACTCCTACTGAAACAATACTTCCATATACTCAAATATTTAAAAATCCAGATGAGGTATTCTTATCTGACGATGGTAGTGTTCCAACTAGATTCACATTTAAATCACCAGTTTACTTAGAACCATTTACTGAATATTGTATAGTTCTTAAATCTCATGTAACTAACTACAAAGCATGGATTGCAAGATTAGGTGAAGCTGATGTTAGAACTTTAGGAACTGAAGCAGGTCAAGTATTAGTGTCTAAACAACCAACACTAGGATCACTATTTAAATCACAGAATGCTTCTGTGTGGACGCCAAGTCAGTATGAAGATTTGAAGTACGACTTGTATAGAGCAGACTTTAAGAGTACAGGTTCTGTATCGTTCTACAATCCTAAGTTACCAAAAAAATTAGAGGATTTACCTGACACTGGAATTACATTCAAACCAAATAAAGTAAGAGTTGGATTAGGTGTTACTTATGTTCAAACAGGATTACCTAGTGCTGCT